ACTAGCGAGAATATCTCTAAGCTTATTAATAGCTGCCTTATTAGGCAAAATCTTATGATCTAAATTACCAAGAGTCCAAAGCCTAATATTAGATATAGCACCATCTAGTGCGGACATATCTGCAAGTCTCATTTTCTCAAGCATTACAATGTCATCTAAAATAGCATAAATCATAGGGTTTGCCCACTGTCTCCAATCGTCCTTCTTGTAGTAGAACATAGATAGACGTTCTGGATCAAGAGGTATTTCCTTCTCACCTCTAAGTAAGCTTTGTTTTATATTCTTAGGCAAAGATTCAAGAACATGGTTTGGTATTTCACCAGACTTAAACTTATCAAAGAATGAGTTAGTACTAACAGTGTAATTCTGTAGACCCATGAACAACGAAAGATTTCCCTCTTTCATTTTTACAGTGAGAGGATTGAAGAAGTTGTATCTCCAAGGTATTTCATTAGGAGTAGCGCTGGGTACTTCAACCTTTATGTCTGAAGATAAAGCTTTCATGTAATTCTTAAGCTGTGGCGTAATGTTTGCGTAACTTCTATAAGTAATAACATTTCCACATCTGTATAAGTTATTAAGAAATCTTTCAGATCTTTCTTTCCCATTTACGCTATGGAACCATTGCTGATAAAATTTTTCTACAGTCTTATCCCTGTGGACTATCTGTATTCCCTGACTACCAAAGTCGCCCATAAGATCAATGATATTACGAATGATACCAACTTTATCATAAGCATCCATGCACATCTTGATAATTCTACGCTGCTGATTTGGTACAGATTCGTCTGGCCTGAAAGCATAATAGTCTTTTGCTGTAAACCCCGGTTTAACGGATCTGTTTGGCTCTATATCTATAAAATGTCTGTAGTGATTACCTTGACTTTTAGATAATCCTGCGTACTCATTTACATTATCTGAAAACTTAGAAAATGCATCTTCCTTGCCTACGAAGTCGTCATCCTGCCAAGTTATCATATCTTTATCGTTCATGATTTACCTCAATGGGAATGTAATGCGAATGTATATTAATTAATACACATCTTGCATACCATCTGCGAACCAACTAGGTCCATTGTACATTTTTTTATCTACTTTGTTCGATCTTTCTGTGGAAGAGGCGAAGCCTCCGTAGAAGCTATATGCTTCAGGTTCAGGCGTTCTAGCTATAATTCTAGCAGCCATATTAGCCATTAGTAAAGCTGAGTATCTATCTTTTCTAATCTTACTTTTCTTTCCAGTTCCTATCACAACTTGCGGAGTATCCCACCGATCTCTACCAGCTGTGGTTTGTGTCATCTGTATCATAGACAATTCATCTTTCAATTCTTCTATATCCATTACACATTCTTCTAGAGTATCAAACATTCTATTTTTTGTATCATCCTGATGCTCAGAAATACTTAACGTCAACGGATCGAATTCAGGGAACAATAAAGCTTTATCCTCAAAGTCCTTTCTCATTCCATGATTTGATTCTGCTAACCAATCGTATTTAGCGAATTGGCACATTTCTAAAATATGTAGCCCTCGTTCGCCATCTGTGTCTTTTGGTTTATCATCGTCTATTGTGGGCCAAATTGCAACTTCTCCATCCTCCATTTTGTCGTTGTCGTGCAAGGTCTCCATAACAGCTACTCCACCACCTTGAGCGTCCATAGCTATATGTATACAAGGGAATAGCTTCATTAGATCTCGTATCTTTCTAGCACAGTACGAATAAAAATCTGTCTCTGTGGAATATCCGCGCTTGACTTTTTCTTTATGCTCTGACCTTGTTGTAGTCCAACAGTGTACAATTTTTCTATACGTTGGTTCAATCTCTAATACAACAATACTGAAATTATCAACTTCAGAAGCAGGGTCAACACCAAAGATATATTTTTTATCCTTATTGCCAATCAAGCAAGCTTCAAAGTTAATTACATTACCGTCCTTGTCTTTAATGTCTCCATTCTCTGAAACGACACAAGATTCTATTAAAGACCTCTTAAAAAAGCCTTGGCTGTCTCTAGTAAAACAAGCTCCGTACTCCATCTGATATATACCAGTGTGAACTGTTGCTTTAGATCTAGCTACTTGGTCTGCATCCATAAAACCTTTGGGTAGTAATTCATAAGGCATACGTATAATTGAATACTGAGTCCAATCAAAACTTTCTGGAGGATCTTCTCCAAATATTTCTCTAAGCCTACCTAGATCGCCTTGACTTTTAATTATAGATTTCCATTTTTTCCAATAGGTAGCAAAGTGATTAAAATCATAATATGCTGTACCAGATAAAATAATTTGATTATCTTTCTTAACTTCTTGTTGTTGCTCCTCTTGTAATTGAACTCCTAACTCTTCAGCTTTTTTCTGAGCAGCCATTCTCTTTACGTTTTCTACTGGATCTGCGCTAACAGCTGCAAAACCCGCGACAACATTTTCAAATATCTCTCTAGGTATAGACGCAAATTCGTCAGCTATAATATCATTAGCACGTTGACCTCTAATCTTCTGACCATCACCTAGTGGTAGACATGTAACGGTACTGTCATTCAAACGAAGCGTACATCTATCTGTATCCCTTCGTGGTCCACTATCACCATCACACATATCTCTAAGCATATGCGCGTTTCTCCATATAGTCTCCATATATTCAAATAAAACCTTTGACTGTCTGAACGCAGCACCTACAACAACTACTTTTCTTTTTGGCAATATTAAAGCTCTGAGAACAGCATACAAAGATAGCATGAAAGACTTACCAAAACCTCGACTTGCTATAAGCATAGGAAACTTACGATTCCATATCTCTTTTAAGAATAAAGCCTGAGAAGGTAATAGCTGTATGCCTAATATTTGGTGCGTAAGGAAAGATAGATATTCTGGCCTAGTCATTAGCCAAGCAAGCTTGAGGTTAAAATCATCATCATGAACATTCAGTATAGACATAGGATTGAAAAAATCAGTTTCAATCGAATCTAAACCTAGCCACGCTTCGTCAATTGTTTTTAATTTAGCTTTTGCCAAGATGTTAATACCTTATCTGCGAATCCGTATAGAACTGTATCTGACGCATTGATGTACCAATCTCCAGCTTTAAGCTTTCTATAAAGAAATCTTTTTACCTTCTCTTGATTATAACCTAATTCTTTAAAATATTTTCCATCAACACATTGAGATGAATATATGTTCATCATTACGTCACAAATTTGTTTTTCATATTTAACCCAGTTCTGAACGTTCAGATAATCACCTCCAGCGTCAGTACTTCCATAATGCGACATAAAGTAAGCGTTAGGCGTCATGATTCTCGTATCTGCTGCCTGTAATATTATACTACTCATAGACTCCGCTTGACCATATACTATTATTGTTACATGAGATCTACACATGGTAATAGCATCATAAATAGCCATCCCATCAGCCCATTCTCCACCAACGCTGTGCATGTGTATGATAATGCTATTGTCGTTTTCTTGGTCTAGCGTCCGTATGTTTTTAATGAACGTATTAGACATTTTATATTCTACACCCGGATTGTCTTCATCATTATTTCCGTAATGATTGTGTAAGAATATTTCTCTAGCTTTAACATTACAACCATAGTTATGAAGATCATATAACTTATCGTTATTATAGTTATTCATATTATGTTTTTCTCCCGATAGTATACATTTCATTAATTCGTTTGAAAATGCTGCTAACAACAAGAAATGCTGTTCTTTTGTCTCCACAGAACAATACGTGTACGTCATTGTATAACTCAAATTCTACTAAGCACTTTAGCATATACTTGCCAGTTATTTTAAGAGATGCTTTGCTCTTAACTGGTATTCTAGTATCTTTGGGAAACTTAAGCAAATCTTCGGCAGAAAATTCTAGTACTATATATTTATGAGGAAATGGAGCCATTCTTTCTATTTCGTTCATGAATGCATGTTTTTTCTGACCAAGATTAATTGCCAATTCTTCAACACAGCCTTTTCTTTCTATACATATCTTATCTTCCAATCCTTCTATGGAATAATCTCCAGTGTCTAGTTTGTGTTCAACCATGCCAGCGCATGTATTAAACTTACTAAAGAAATATCCGTCTTGCTCTCTGGTATCTTTTATGACTGTGAATTCAGGAGCTTGTTTATATTTACTCATTTATAATTTCTCTAAAAAGTTGTTCGTAGTGTACTTCTTTTCCAGTGATACGCTGATGGCAGTATTTACAAAGAGTAATCCCATTTGAAGGTTCATACCTTAACGAATGAGCTTTAGCCCATTGTTTTATATGATGTACATGCAGGTTCTTTTTACTTTTACAGTTAGGCATTTGACATTTAAAACGATCTCTTTTTAAGACCGATATTCTGAACTTTTTGTAATCTGCGTCATCGTAGTTTCTCATAAAGGTTCTATTCTATCTATTCTTAAAAATTTTTTTATTTTTTCACATATGATTCTATCTTCTATTGTCTGAGAATTACTCATTACAGCTTTAATGTAACGTTGTACAACTTCGTGACATGCATCATCCGGGTTGTCTGATTCTAAGAATATTATATCAAAAGGTTCTCTTAGCTCTTTAACATCTAATACTTTTACCTCTAGATAAATATCCGACAAATCTGTGTATATCTTAAAGTTTCGCATCCAGCATCATTTTAACCAATCCTTGTAGGTCTTTTGTTGGCTTCCATCCTAAAGTTTTTTTTGCTTTAGAGTAATCCCCTCTCAAGTAGTCTACTTCACATGGTCTATAAAATTTCTTGTCTATAACTATAAATTTTTTCCAATCTTCTATTCCTACATACAAGAACGCTTCGTGTAAAAAGTCTTCTACTGTAAATGTTTTTCCAGTGCATATAACGTAGTCATCTGCTTGACCTTGCTGTAGCATGAGATACATGGCATTTACATAGTCTCCAGCATATCCCCAATCCCTTGAGGCTTTAAGGTTTCCTAGTCTTAATTTGGGAAAGCTTTCTCTATGTATAACTATATGATCTGATGTGTAATCCATAGGAAAATCATCTACAGAACTGTATGCCAACCATTTTTTAAAATTAGATATCCAATTAATTATTTTTTGCGTAACAAAGTTCTCTCCCCTTCGTGGTCCTTCGTGATTAAAAAGAATACCACAACTAGCATGTAGCCCGTAAGCATCGCGGTATACGCGAACAGCGTGATGAGCAGCACACTTAGCGATTGCATAAGGAGAATTAGGCATGAATTTAGTTTTTTCATTTTGATACTTCACTCCGTTTTCATCCGTATCATAGTTGCTACCAAACATCTCACTGGATGAAGCTTGATAAAATTTAACATGTCGCATATCTAAGTCTACTAAAGACTGTAAGAGATTAAGGCATCCTTTGCCTGTAATATCCCAAGTCAGTGCTGGTTGTTTAAAAGAAATTCCTACATGTGACTGTGCTGCTAAATTGTAGACTTCATCTACATTATCGTTATCTTTAAATATATTTATTACACTACTGACATCTGTTATGTCTCCCTCGATTAAATTGAATTTTTTATTAGAAGATAGATGCTTTATTCTCTCTGTTGTGTCTACACTGCACCTTCTTGCTACTCCTACTACTTCATAATTCTTTTCTAGAAGTAGATCAGCCAGATGGCTTCCATCCTGTCCAGTTACGCCTGTGATAATAGCCTTTGTCATTTACCTTCACCTTCTCTAACCATCTTGTAGTAATCATTTTCAAATTTAGGTACAAGATTAATGGTCCCCTTCTCTTGTTGAATCCTCTGATTAATTCGCTTATTAATTTCACCTGTATCTTTTAAACCAAATCCACTTAAATGGTAAGTATTCATGCCCCATCTATATATCATTGAATTATGAGAAAACGTATAGGTTTTAGGTTTAGCATCACGTAGCATATAAAGATCCTGTCCGCTGTGAAGTACATTTCTGTTTTTTACCTCGTCACGTTTAAGTCCTGCTACAAATGTTTTAGAGAAAATGTTTCCCGTATTAACATTTCCCTTTATAGCCCTATACTGATTGTTTACAAACATATAATGTCTGCCCGATCTATATAATTCATATCCTTTGTTTTCAGCTATTTGGCTTTGACACTTCCCCAAGACATCTTCTGCTAAAAGATCGTCGTCGTCTAATCTATAAGCAAACTCGTGTTTAGATTGAGAGTATCCGTATCTTAATTTATCGAATACGGTTGGGAACCTTTCCTTTGCATTTATAATTCTTACGTTTGGAATATCACAAGTATATGTAACACTAGATTGATCATTAATAATAAGCATTTCGCAGTCTGGCCTATTCTGAAGCACGAAAGAATTGATTGCTTCTTGAAGTATTTTATATCTATTAAATGTTAATGTTAAAACTGTTATAGGTTCCATATTACTTTCTTCTTGTTAAATTTACAAAAAACAAAACCACTAATAATTCTAAACCAATCGCCGCACTCCAACAAGGTAAAATTACTGACAGTGATTCTGGGTCCATGTTAATCCTTTACTGTGTCTGGTGTTAAAAATGGTTGGTCAACCGTATCATCTTCATACTTGTGGAATACAGAAAGCCTCTCCTTTTCTTTCTCCATAGCCACTCTCATCTTCTCCATTTCTATTCCGTATTTCTTCATCCTGTCAGGGTCTTGCATCATAGCCGCCACCCAACTGACAAAACTTTGCTTGCTATCCTCAAGCCGCTTAATTCGCTGCTCACGGGTTCCTTTCATCTCGCGCAGCATACTTGCCTTCTTAGCCTGCAACTCCCTGTAATCACGATTTAAGCTCTCCTGCGATGCCCTCAGAGAAGCCACCTGTCTTTCTAAGTTAATAATATAATCATGGTCTTGTTGATCTTTGTCTCTACATCTTTCATCTTTAATCATAGTGTCGTAAGTATTAATCTGTTCTATATTCTCTTTATTACCTTTGAGACATCTATTCATCAATATCTCCAACTTGATCACATCGACGACTTGGAGTTCCTCAGTTGGAAATACATCATCTTTAAACTGTGATATAATGCGAGACCAGTGATATTTGAATAACTCTAATTCTTTATCTGTAAACTGTGCTTCTAGTTCAACCCAATAGGGGCGATCTTCTAGTGAATATGCGGCCTGCTCTTCCCTAGTTAAACCAACTTTAAATTTACGTTTAATAAAATTAACAACGGACTCTGTATTACGATCTAGTTGTTTAGCTATGTCTTCAGGAGTCATGCTATCAACGAGACGGGCAATAGTGCGTTCTTCGTCTTTGGATATCCTACCTGTCCTCATAACCGTAATCCTCTAGTATAGTCTTTATATGTTCTAATACTTCAAGCTTTCTTTTCTTAGGTACGTGTACACTATTAAGAATTTTTAAATAATCAGCTCTGTATTCTATATTTATGTGAACATCTATTATTTCTAACATTTCAACGTTCTCAAGCTGTTCAAACTCTCTATGGTCTTCTACATTGTCATCGTGAGACAGGGAAACGGGCAAGAGGGCTTTTTTCTTAAGATCATGAGATTTAGTATAATTATTATCACGAACAAAGTTTTTAAGACGATTAGACAGATTGACTGATAGGAAGTTCTCTAATGGTCTAGAGGGATCATATCTATCAAGAGCATCTACGCATATCAAAAAAGCTTCTTGTTTTATATCATCCACCTCGTAACCTTGGAATGTGTACTTGGGGGCGATTCGTCCAACTATAAGCTGTATAGTATCCAGAACTTCTTGTTCTGACATATTGTGGGGAGTATTCATTATATAAATTTAAATGTTAACCATCTATTTCCATTGTAAAATTTAAGGGTTCCTTCTTCCTCGTCATAATATATCTCACCTTTTTTGCCAAGGGGCTTTGTAGCTCCCTTAAATATCAAGTGTTTAACGCCAGCAGTCTTGACATCAAGCTTAGAAGTCTTCATGACAATCTGCTTGGTATACTTACACAATAAATCTTTAACAGCTGAAGAGAGTTCATCAACGTCTTTGAGTTGGTCAAACCTTACAGACTCAATAGAGTCGTCTAATCTTAGTAAGAGAGAATTTTTATCTAGTTGTGTAGCGCTAGGGGTATGCGCATCTATAGATGTAAGTACGCAATTATCAGTATAAAGCACTTCGTGCATGGTACGGGGCTGATAAGATGTAACAAGTATTTGCTCGCCTGAACCTTTACACTCCAAAGGGGCGAATCCATAAGCCCTAGTTGTTTGATTATCTGAGTGATGATATAAGAATTCATCTCTGTGTAGTATGGGGCTTGCACCGTTGAGGGTGATATGACCTACACCTACTTCAGAGAATTTACAATTACCCTTACATAAAAGACTAGCAGAATAGAAAAACTTGGTTGAGGGTCCAAATACAGATAAGAAGGTGTTTTCAATATTTGTTTCACCAACGTGTACGCCCTCTATAACCCCATTTAAGTCAGAGTTTCCAATTAACTTCAAACGATTTTCAGATAACGCAGTTGCAAGTTCAATCGCTAGCTTGTTTACGTTCTTTATCTTCATTGGTGTCCTCTTCCAATAAGCTCGCCATAGATATGTCTGGCTTATCTAGATCCGATTCAACACTCTTGCAACAGCTCTCAGAAGCTGTACACTTCAAGTGAGAATCTAATTGTTTTGGTTTATTTTGATTATGATTCATATTGTATTCCTCCTAGAGCATTATACACATAAATAGCGACATTTGGCAACAAAAATGACCAAACAGGGGCAATGCTAGAGGATTGGGTAATACATATACATTGATAAATTTTGTTGTGTATAGACCACCCCAGCATTTTTCATACCAAAACAAAGAAAAGTATTTGAAGATAAAACTACCCCCCTATGGGTAGGGTATAGTACTAGCCCGATACCCCCCTTATGGGTGGGGCGTACAGCAAATGCTGTGCCAAATAATAATAATAAAAATAATTAAATTTAGTACTTGACAAGTGACGATACTATGTATATACTTAGGATATAAGAAACAAACAATTAACCAAAGGAATTTAAAATGTTAAACTACCCAACAATTTACACTACCGATTGCTGCGGATCTTATTGTGAAAATGATACTGACATCTGCCCTACTTGCCAAGAACATTGTGAAGTAGTTACAGAAACTTTTGAAATTGCAGTTGACTGATTAAAGTTTATATTGTAGAATGTCGATATACTTATTGAGGAGAAAAAAATGTACAATTTTGAATACTTTGCAGAGTTGGAATCATACGAAGCCCGTCGAGAATATGAGGAATGGCTTGACGAGCAGGACGATAATATGGTAAGATTGCATGAAC